CAAAAACCCTCAAAACCATTCAAAGAGGGAAATGACGGCTTTGTTCGTTCAACTATCTCAATCCCTAATGATTTTGGGAGATTCTTGCATGAAGAGGTGCTTTATGGTGGAATTAAAAAGAAGAAATTGACCGAGGTCATTATGGGGCTTTTGGAGGAGAAGTATGGGAAAGATTTTATGGAGTGGAAAAATAATGAATGATTTTTTAAAAACACACAACCTAGTCCTAATCAACAATCACGCCATCTACTTCAAAGAGCTGGACGATACAGCCTTTGGAGTCTTGGCAGAAGATACAAACTACATGATACGAAATATCGGAAAACGCTCTAAAATCTCTATCGAGGAGATAGAGACAAATCTTCAACTTTTAGAAAAGATTATAGAAGATGCGAACAAGAGAACCGAAGAGGTAAATAAAACATTTGGTCTCTAATACCAAACCCTAACCCCATCAAACAAAAAACTCAAAACCTCACAACGACTACTCGAAGCTTGTGAGGGAGCAATCCCCATCTTAAACCCAGTTACTTCTTTAACGCCATTTTTAGGCACTTTGATATAGAGTACTTTTTTATGCTGACCCAACAGAGCATTGGTAGGTGAGTAGTAGGAACATCGTATCTCCACATCCGTAATCTCTCCATTACTCTCATTTTTTAACGTAAAGTTAGCGAGAACCACGTTAAACCTCTTGATTTTTAACGTGGTCTCTAAAGACAAAAGCGACCGAGAAGCATAGGCACGTGCCACTTTTTCAGCTTTATCCTCTTTTTTATCGGCTATCTCTTCATCATGCTTTTTAATTGCCATGGCATACTGCTGCTTATACTCCGTCTCATTAAAATCAGCAGAACCACCCTCGACCACCACCTTTGGCATGAATGTAATTATTAAAATTATCACCAAAACAAACAGAAAAACGCTCCATTTTAAAAATTTTTTAACTCTTTCCATAAACTTTCCTTTTTACATATCGTAAAGTTTTGAATATCAGTTCAGACATTCTTGATATATTTTACCAAAATATTAAGGATGAGCGTGACTAAAAATATTAAATCATATTTTTCAAATCTGTTTTCTTCAAAGAGGGGAGTAGAGTTAGCAGGGAACTATCATCAGCAAGTAACAGGTTGGCTCGGTTCCATGTTTGGTACTTCCAAAGCAGGAACAGAGGTCACGCTCACTACAGCTCAGACACACATCGCCGTGATGAGCTGTTACATTGTACTCTCTGAAAGTTTGGCAATGATGCCAATAAATCTGATGAGAAGAACCTTGAAAGGCGGCAAACGGCACAAAGAGAGAGCCTATGACCACAAACTCTATAATGTCTTAAACCTAATCCCAAACGACGAAATGACCCAATACGAGTGGATAGAGTCCATCGCAATGAACCTCGTAAGCCGTGGAAATGCTTATAGCCAAATCATTCGAGATGGAAGAGGGAAAATTATCGGTTTCTATCCTCTACTTACCGACAATATGGAGATAGTACGCTTAGAAAACGGCGAACTCGCTTACAAATACAAATCTGAATTTTTAAAAACCACGGTTCTGCTCTACAAAGATGAAGTACTTCATTTTAAATATCGAACATTGGACGGAATACATGGAATCTCTCCAATCAGTTATGCAAAGCACACCATAGGGTTATCTCTAGCATTAGAAGAACATGGGAGCAAACACTTTTCCAATGGAATCTTAGGAAGTGGAGTCTTTGAGACTCCAGCTGTTGTCTCAAAAGAGAACAAAAAAGAGATGAGAGGGCAATTAAAAGATAGATATAGCTCTTTGGATAACGCTTCTAAATTCTTAATTTTAGAGCAAGGAATGACTTACAAACCGATAAACATTCCGAACAATGATAGGCAATATTTGGAGAGTAGGGAGTTTCAAAAGTCTGAAATCGCCTCTATTTTCAGAGTGCCTGACCATATGATAAATCTTAATAAAAACTCTACTTTTTCAAACATTGAGCATCAAGGAATCGCATTTGTAACCAACACGATGACTCCTCTGGTCAAGCGTATAGAGCAACCTTTAACTGTTGCTATGCAACAAGAAGACAAAGAGTTGTATGTTTCTTTAAACATGGATGCGATGCAAAGAGGAGATATTAATACACGATACACAGCTTACGGACAATCTATTCGAGATGGCTGGTTAACTCGAAACGAGATAAGAGTAAAAGAGAATCTTAACAAATTAGAGGGCTTAGATGACCCAATTTTACCACTCAATATGGGAAAGGACAACGGAAAAGATGAGCAAAAAGAAGAAAAAAGAGCAAGAAAAAAAGCTAAAAAAAGAGCAAAGCGTCTCAAAGAAAAAACTTCAAAAAAAGCCAAAAAAGAAAAGAGAAAAACCAATGGCAAGAAGTAAAGAAGAGATAATCAAACGCATGAACGAAGTGGGGACAACCACTCGGTTCTGCAACGGAGTTTGCCCTGTCGAGAGACAAAGGACTGTTGGAAAAATCGACGAAAAGGCTAGAAAAGTCCCTTTTGTCATGATTTCAAAAGAGAATGCAGGTGAGCGACACGATTGGTGGAGTGGTGAGACCTATGTCGAGGAGTTGGACGTTACAGGTGCGAACTTGGAACGTCTTAAAACTTTCTTCAAAGACCACAATATTCGTGTAGACAATGCCATCGGTAGGATTCAAGAGCCAAAAGTTAAAAAAGGTGAATTGCTTTGTGATGTCATCTTTGGCAAAGATGATGACTCAGAAAAAATCTTTCGGAAATACGTGGACGGAACATTGACCGATGTCTCTATTGGCTACAACATTAGAGACATCATTATAACCGAGAAAAAAGGTGAGCCTACACACATACTTGTGACCGACTTTGACATCTTGGAACTCTCTGCCGTCGGCGTTGGTTTCGATGCAGGGGCAGGGAGAGGAGCAGATACGAAAAAGAAAAAAAACTTAAAAAAAAGTAAAAAAGTTCAAAAAAGAGCAAAAAAGAGTAAAAAAAACGACTCTGATCAAGGTGGTGTGTCAGTAGACATGCTAAAGAAAAAATTAAAATTAAAGGAAAAATAGTCATGAATGAAATTGAAAAATTGAGAAAAAAGCAGAAAGAGCTACAGAAAAGAATGAGCAAAATCTTGGCTGACACCAAAGAGGACAGTCTCTCTAAAGAGGACGCAAAGCTTTATAACAAGTACGATAGACAGTTTGACAATATTGGTAAAAAGATTGAGAAGCTGGAGAAGATTGAAGCGAGAGAAGCAGAGCTAGACAAAGCTGTTAGAAATCCTTTGGTTGGTGCAAAAGACCCAAGTCTAGGACTAGATGAATCAGAGGTTAAGAGATATTCTCTATTTAATGTCATTCGTGCCATTGCAACCAATGACTTCTCTGAAGCACAGTATGAGCTTGAACTCTCAAACAAGATTGCCGACAAAGTCGGTGTGGAAGCTCGTGGAGTCTATATTCCAACAGAAGTGCAAAGAAGTATTCTCTCTACAGGAACAGCTGGTGCATTGGTAGGAACAGACCACAGAGATGATTTGTTTATTGAGTCTTTAAGAGAAGACTCTTTTGTTCTAGGCATGGGTGCTAAACTACTTACAGAGCTGGTTGGAGATGTGGACATTCCAAAAGCTATGGGTGGAATGAACTTTGACTTTATCGCAGAAGATGATGATTCTCCTGAGAAAGAAGCAAGCTTTGAAACAGTCTCTTTGACTCCTAAAACAGCAAGTGGGTCTATTGTGGTAACAAGAAAGCTTCTAAAACAGTCTTCTCCTCAAATTGAAAAGCTCCTTGAAGATGACATGAGACTAGGAATGGCTCTCATGATAGACAAAGCTGTCTTAGCAGGTGATGGAACAGGCAACAATCCCACAGGTATCTTGGCAACAACAGGCGTAAACACTGTAACAGTAGCAGATACAACAAATGGTGTACCAACTTTTGCTGAAAGTGTAAAGTTTGAAACAGAACTAGGGGAACACTCTGCATTGAGAGGAAGTCTTCACTATGTTACCACGCCGAGAATTGCAGGGTCTCTAAAGAGTACGCCACTCGATGAGGGCAGTGGAATTATGGTAAACACCAACAACACGGTGAATGGATACCCAATCAAACAGACAAATCTTATTACTGAGAAGAAAACAATCTTCGGTAACTTTGAAGATGTCATCGTTGGAATGTGGGGAACACTCGACCTTGTTGTCGACACGGCAACAAGAGCGAGTAAAGGTGGAGTCGTTCTAAGAGCATGGCAAGATATTGACGTTGCCATTAGACACCCAGAGTCATTCACAATCACAGGAGAATAATATGCCACAGATTAAACTTCTAAAAGGAACAATGGTTGATGGGACATATAGAGAAGAGGGTTGGGAGGGTAAAGTAAGTGATAAAACATACAAAACACTGCTCTCTTCAAAGAAAATTTCTCCTGCTGAAAAAGAGGAAGAGGTGTCTGTTAACTTAAGTATAGACATAGAAAACACTGAAGCGTTTAAAGAGTTGAGTGATGCTTATGCCTCGCTAATAGTTGCCAAAGAGGATGCAGAGAATAAGCTTGAAGATGCAAATAATTACGTTCTGCAACTTAACAGCGACATACACAGCATGAATCTTAAAGAGTTAAGAGCCAAATACCCTCTCGAAGAGAAAAACAACGAGAATGACAAAGAGCAAAGTAATGAATCTTAAAGACAGGCTAATAGGGGAACTTATCGCCAAAGAGGGTGGGTACGTGAACCATCATGCAGACCGTGGTCGTGCCACCAACTTTGGTATTACCCTCGCGACAGCCATGGCACATGGTTATGTGGGGGACATGAAGCAGTTTCCTATTAGTAAGGCTTACGAGATTTACGCTAAGAGCTATTGGGACGTAAACAATCTTGATGATGTAGTAGAACTCTCTGAACCAATCGCAGAAGAGATTTTTGATACTTCTGTAAACATGGGCGTAACTACAGCTGGAGCTTTTCTGCAACGGACGCTAAACGTCTTTAACCGAAGAGAAAAAGAGTATGAAGACTTGGTAGTCGACGGAGCGATAGGGCTTAAAACCCTATCTGCTCTAAAAGACTATTTAAAAAGCAACAACTATGGTGAAGCCAATGTGCTTAAAGCCCTAAACGGCTTACAAACAGCACGCTACATCGAACTAGCAGAGAACGATGAGACGCAAGAGGATTTCACTAATGGATGGATAAGGAACAGGGTAAGCTAATGCTAACAATTTTAACACCTCCAGCAGAACCACCGTACTCTTTAGAGAACATAAAGGGTTATTTGAGAGTGCTAGACGACCATCAAGATTATCAGATAAACTTGATGGCAAACGCCTATCTTCTCAAAGCAGAAGAGATAACAAACTTGGTTCTCCAAGGGGAAACAACTTTCGAGTGGAGCGTTGCTGGAGGGTTTAAAAATTTGGTTTTGCCTAAAAACCCTGTAACGGAAATAGTAAGCATAGAGTATATCGACATGGAAGATGTAAAGAAAA